AGGCCATGAACAGACATGGCTCGCCAGCACTTCTCGCCAGACGGCAACTTCCCTTTAGAGAACCAGCCAACCTCCTTGCCGAAGTACATTACAGTGAAGGTTCCGTCAGAGTTGGGTGTGGTGGTGATTGGCATATCAAAAATCCTCTGCGCTAAGTTGCTGGACCTCCTTAAAGGCTTCCTTGCGGGTCATCATGTGGTCTATGGACCAACCAATTTCCTCAGCATTTAGTTTAGATGTGACCTCTTCAAGGAACGTAGTGGCTTCATATTTTGAACCTAAGTTGTAACGACGTATTTTGCCATCTTTTAGCGCGATCTTAACAGTGTAGAAAAGACGCATGACAGCCTCCTCACACGTTGGTGACGAAGGCCGCAGCCTTGGGGGCAACGCGGGGGCGGATCGTGGGATTGATCGCCGTAGCGTGGCAGCGCAAAAAGTCCTCGGCGCTCAGGAGCGTCTCAGCGAGGTCTTTTGAGAACGTGGTGGGATATGTCTTGGTGAAGATAATGTTGGCGACATCGCCGGGCACGACAGCTTCCAGAACACCCTTCTTGTTGGGCTCGAACTGGGCAACCCCAAGAAGCTGCTTCTTGATGGCGTCACGCTTCTCGGTCAGCTGCTTGATATGGGCGTCGAGGACGGCGTAGTCGTTAACGAGGATGGCTGTATTGGTCATTGGCGTATCTCCATGTCAATCTGACAATGACAATTTGGCACAGTCAGAATGACAGGTCAACAGCCTATTTAAATTTTTCTCGATTTTTTTCTATCCAGCGCAAAGTTTTTAACGCCGCCCGTAGCTCAGGGAGCCAATGTTCCTTTGATGTCAGCACGATAGGGTCGCGCTTCTTCTTGGCTACAAGGTCGCGCAAGATGCCTATGTGGCCTTCCAGATTAATTACGGCTCTTTCAATGGCCGCAATTTGTATATTAAGCGGGACCTTCATCGAGGCTCTCCAACAAGATCACGCACTGCGGGCCTTCGGCAACCCAGCGGGCCTCCAGCCACTCGCACAAGCAATCGTCCTCTACGATTCTGGCGGTTACGATGACATCCATCGCGGCCTTTAGCAGATTATCCAAATCTCGCCGGCGCTTGTCTGGGCGAACAAACTGGAACACAGCCTTATAGCGGCCCTTGATCTCTTGCCCCTTCACTTGGACAGCCGTCTGCCAAATAGCCGCCGTGCGCCATTCGCTGTATTTGGTGGACCGATACATGCCGCCGCTCTTAGATGTCCTCCAGAGGCGGTTTATGCTCGGTGGCAGAGGCAGGATGATCTTTATCAACTGGGCGTCTCCGGGCTTCTCTGGCCGTCTGGAGGGCACTGTAGACGGCGTACTCCGGGTGGCGCAGCAGGTGAGCTATTAAGTCCGTATCTAGCCCATCGCACCAGAGCCGGTAAACCTCTTCAGGGTCAGCCTCTACCGGGGGCTTACGACCGCCCATAGATGTCCGGCCTCATTCGCTCACGCGGGATGCCGGTGGCCTCCTCTATGATCTTCAGGTGCCGGAAGGGCACCCTATTCCAATGGCAGACAGCCGCTCGGGAAACCCCAAGAAACCGGCCAAGATTGGCCGCAGACCCAAATGCGGCGTAAACTTCCAAAAGAGCAGGGTCACGAGGCTTTAAGTGTTTCATGTGAAACATTTTCTGAAATCTGTTTCGTTTTGTCAAAATAAATGTTGACACCCTGTGCATGGCAGCTATTCTGTGTAGGCAAGATTGATTTGGAGATACCGACATGGCCTACGTCACCGACTTCATCTACCACATCGAAGAACTGACCGTTCCGGCTTATCCGGGCCTGACCCTTACGGAGGGCTGGCTGGAAGTCTGCATTGAGCGCATCAACGGCGATCTCGACTGGTACATCGAGGGCATCCAGCTTGAGAAGCCCGATGGCAAAGTTATTGTTCCGACGCTTCACAAGGATTCTGAGTTTGGCCGCTGCGTGCTGGCCAAAGCCCACGAACATATCTAAGGAGAAAATTATGAATATGTCCGATACGATCAGCGAGCTGGCTTCGGCCCTTGCTAAAGCGCAGGGTCAGATCGAGTCTGCCAGCAAGGACAAGGCGAACCCGGCCTTTCGCTCAAAGTACGCCGACATCAACGCCCTGCGCGACGTAATCCGCCAGCCGCTGGCTGATAACGACCTGTCTGTGGTCCAGCTTCCGCGCATGAACGGAACCTACGTCGAAGTCGAGACTATGCTCATCCACAAAAGTGGTGAGTTTATCTCCGAAACCTTGAGCATGCCTCTTGGTGAGAAAATGAACGCTCACGGCGTTGGATCGGCCCTGACCTACTGCCGCCGCTATTCTCTCTCCGCCATGCTCAATCTGGCGGCTGAGGACGATGATGGTAATGCCGCAGCCAATGTGCCGGCGGCTCAAATTGCCGCCAACCGCAGCTTTGTAGCTCCCCGACGCTCCTCTGCTGAGGTGGATGAGCTCTGATGGAGCAGCGCAGTGAGGAATGGTTCCGCGCCCGTGCGGGAAAGGTTACAGCCAGCCGGGTCGCCGACATCATCGCAAAAACTAAGAGTGGATATAGCACCAGCCGTGACAACTACATGGCTGAGTTGATTTGCCAGCGCCTGACTGGGACGGTGGGGGAGTCCTATCAGAACGCGGCAATGGTGTGGGGGACGAATACTGAGCCTCTCGCTCGGGCGGCTTATGTAAGCGCAAAGGGGGCCAGTGTTGAGGAAGTTGGGTTCGTCCCCCACACTACTATTGAAAATGCCGGCGCAAGCCCTGACGGGCTAGTGGAACCTGATGGGTTGGTAGAAATCAAATGCCCCCTTACCAACACGCATATGAACACACTCTTGGAGCAAGAGGTTCCGACCAAGTATCATGTTCAAATGCAATGGCAAATGGCCTGCACCGGTCGTAAATGGTGCGATTTCGTTTCGTTTGACCCACGGATGCCAGAGCATATGCAACTCTACATTCACAAGGTTAAACGCAACGACGCGATGATTGCCAATCTTGAAGCCGAGGTGTCTAAGTTTCTTAGCGAAATGGAAAACAAGATTGTGAAACTAAACAAAATATGCGGAGAAAACAATGAGCAAGTATGAGCGCAAAGAAGGTCAGGGAAGCATTTTTGGAAACAAAAATAAAACAACCGATAGCCATCCTGACTTCACCGGCGAAGCCTTGTGGCGTGGAGAAACCATCCGTATCGCCCTGTGGAAGAAGCGCGACAAGAACGACAGCGTATGGTTGAGCGTCAAGATTTCCGAACCCTATAAGAAGCCGGAAGGTGACGCGCAAAAGCCTGCTACCGCAGCGCGCCCGCCCATTGATGACGAAGTTCCTTTTTGATGAGCCGCGACGACCTACTTCTTCAAGTCGTATCCCAAGAGGCTCGGGATCGGCATGAGGCACACAAGCATCATGCCTCATCCCGTCCATTGTCGGACGACTACGAGTTGGTCGGCCTGCTTGGCGAGGTGGCTTTTGGCAAACTCACTGGGCAAATGGTCGATTTGGAGCGGCGGCTTGATGGAGATAAGGGGATTGATTTTGTCGTTCCATTGAACTTTACGGTAGATGTTAAGACAGCGCGCAAAGCCTTTCACCTGATCCATGAAGAGGGCAAGGGGTTAGCCGACATTTATGTGCTAGCGCAATATGACGATGAAAATAAAACGGCTGAGCTGCTTGGATGGGAATGGGGTGCTGTGCTTGCGCGAGCGCCCGTCAAAGACTTCGGATACGGCATCAAAAACCATTATATTTCGGCAGATAAACTAAAGCCGATGAGCGAACTGGTAAAGAGGATTAACAGATATGGACAACATACCGTTAAGTGAACAGTACAGGATCGTCGCAAAAAAGTATGTTGAGGCGGATGCAGCCGCGTCAATTTTGGAAGAAACAAAAAGTGCGGTTTTGTCTCAATGGATGGCTGAAGAAGGCGATATGCCGGTCAGCCGCGCCGAAATGCTTGTTAAGGCGTCTGGCAAGTGGTCAGATTACATCCACGATATGGTAGAGGCCCGCAAAAAGGCGGCGCTTCTGAAAGCTCAACTTGAGTATATCCGTATGAGGTTCTCTGAACAGCAATCCTTCGAGGCAACACAACGCGCGGAGATGAAGCTATGATTGATGAGCAATTGAAGAAAGAAATTGACGATATGCTGGAAGGCATGCAGACCGTTAAAGAGACCTTGGGGGTTTGTGAAAAAATAACAGGTGTTCTCAATGGCGTTTCCTCCAGCATAGCCATCCCTGCGACAGGCGTCGTGATGGCAAAAGTTCTTTTTGGTTGCTGCGAGAGCAAACAAGAGGCGCTCGCTACACTCGCCATAAACATGAGCAAGACTTATGAAATGATTATGATGCTGTACAATAACGTAGAGGAAGAAGCTGAGGACGCTTCAATCCAATGAAACGTGTACGCATTACCGCAAAAATGCGGGCTGACATTTTTATGAGGCATAATGGCGTATGCCATTTGTGTTCTATGAAGGTGACGCCCGGACAAGAATGGGACGTAAGCCATGAAATCCCTCTTGAAGCTGGTGGTGCCGACGATGCTTCTAATTGGCTGGTTGCTCACCGCCGCTGTCATCGCACGCATACTGCAACTGTGGATGCTCCAATGATAGCTAAAGTGAAACGTATACATCAGCGCCATGTAGGAGCTAAAAAGTCTCGATCACCGATGCCGTTCGGTCGCAGTTCAAAATTGAAAAGAAAGATGGACGGCACAATTGTTAGGAGGGATTCGTGAAATTCTTAATCACCATGAATATGCCTAGTGCCCAAGGTTATCTTGTGCATCAGGTAACAATTGAGCACCACGCGAGGTCATGCCGAGAATTGTGTGAAATGCTCAATAACGATGTGTTCATTATGGGTCGCCAGTTATACCGCAAACGGACTCCCGGCATGGAGCAGACTTGGCAAGACAGAGGCGACATCGTTCTGAACACAACCCACATCGGCAAAGTCGCCGAATTTGTAGAGTTTGATAAAGAGGAAGAAGATCATGAATCATACGGATATACTGACAACCGCCGCCCACACGCTCCGGGAACGAGGCCACCAATACGGCCCCGTGGAACTGGCTTTTGATCGAGCCTGCAAGTTGGCTTCTATTCGCCTGAACAAGCCTGTGAGCATGTACGATGTCGCAATTGTGCTGTCGTGCGTGAAGCAAGCTAGACAGACAGAGAACCCAACGCTTGTTGACTCGTGGGTTGATGACGTAAACTACACTGCTATCGCCGGGCAGTTTGCTGCGGCGCAATTTGGAACCATTGAGGATGACATAGCCGCTATGGCAAAGCGGTTCGCTCCAAAACGGGAGAATACGAATGCGGAAAATAGTAGCGACCCTAACAGCGGTTTGCCTAACGGCTACCGCCCTGACGCACCCGCTGGCGGCTGACGAAAGCGCAGCAGACTTTTTCCGCAAGGACCGCGAATACTGGAGCCGGGGGCTAAAAGCCCCCGATTCCTCCGACTGGGCAGGCCGACTCTATTTTGCTCCCACCGACCCAAACAAAGCCAAAGTGGCGGAAATGGTCGCTAAGGAGGCTAGAGCTAGGCTTGGAGCAGAGCATGTCGAGTCGGCTTTGCGGCTGACTAAGCTGGAGAGCGGTTATAGATGCCACGTTTTAGGCCCTAAAACGCGCCACGGACGGGCTGTAGGGCCGCTACAGGTGCTACCCTCCAGCGCACGCGCGTTGGGCGTGGAGAACCTCCACAACGACTGCAAGGCCCAAATCACCGCCGGCATCCTCCACATGGAGAAATGCCTGTCGGTCGGGGCGAAGACCTATAACCAGCTCGCGGCCTGCCATGTAGCCGGCTGGGGTGGCTGGAACAGAAAACTTAACCGTAGCGCCGAGGGATACAAACAGAAATACATTCGTATGGCTCACGCTTCTAAGGTGCCGTCATGGGCGGGGACATTATCGACATGGTAGAGAGCGCAATGTTCTTGGGGCTCGTCATGCTTGGCTGCGTGACGGTCCTTGTAATCGGACTGACGATCCTTCTGGTTCTCATGGGATGGGACTTAGCAATCAGCCTGTGGGACAAAATTAAAACTTGATGTGGAGATTGATATGCTGACCAAAGAACAAAAGACGATGATTAAGCTATGGGAGGACGGCAAGACTGGACTTCAGATCGCCGAAAAGCTGGGAAAGACCCGTAACGCCGTTATGGGAGCGTTAAAGCGACTGCGAGATAACGGGCACATTGAATACAAACAAATCCCCGTTAAGCGTGGCGAGAAACGGCCCCCGCCTAACCTAGAGCCTAAAATCCTTGTGTCTTCGGAGGCTGCTTTCCTCAAGAAGCCGCCTGTTAAATTCGTAGACCTGACGCACAACTCTTGTCGGTTCATCATCAATGATAGCCTGCCAAAAGACTTTTTGTTCTGCAATGACGACAAAAAGAAGGGCAGCCCATACTGCGAGCGGCATCATAAAATGTGCTATGTGCCGGGAACCAGCGAAATAGACCGCAACAAAAAACGAAAGAGATTGACGTATGATCTTACAACTAAACCCGCCTATACCCATTAAAACGCCTAATGGCAGCGGCCTTGCTCACCTCGTTGTTGATTATGGCCCTGAGCATGATTTGCTATGGGTTGTATTTGATCGGTCGGGCGAATGCTGGACTTGGAATAATAGGGACATCCGAGCAGATGAAAATATTACATTCGGACGGAAAAACAGCCCAAACCCCAATGGGAAGCGGATGGCATGATACCTATGGGTGGCAGCGCCGCAGCGATCTTGATGAAGCCTATGATGGGTTCATGTACGAAACGCCTGATGGACACTTAGTCCGCTCTGTCGATCCTCGCCATAAAGAAGGGATGTACCTCGACAAATATATTGTCGAGGACACCGGCGAAACAATCTACGAGATCAGCAAAATTCCGCGCGTATTCTCTCGAAAGAGGAAGAGGATTACGGAACTTTAGCTTCTAACACGGCTACTCTATTGGATAAATCTTTCACAGCGTTTAACAAGGCATATACAAGCTGTGAAGAATCGACGTTGTAGAGAACGGTTGATGTTTTGGTGTCGGGATCAACGTAAATATATTCCCCAACCATCCCAGCAAACGGCGTCGTAAGAACCTGCTGAGCGACAAGACCGATATAAACTTTACCGTTGTTTTTCGTGCCATACAGACCGTTGTACTGATATGAAACGGGCGACAGCGTGTTAAGGTCAGCCGTGCTTAACGTGTAGGGTTGAACATCTTTCTTCAGTCGGCTGTCTGAGGACGCAAGCCAAGAACCGCCACCGGGCTTGTACGCATCAGACATAAAGATTTCAAATTTAGTAGAATCCACTGTTATTCGCGTCGAGCCGGAAGTAGCAAATGTTAAGGTTGATCCCGCATTATAAATTGAATCGCTGCTGGTGAAGTTAAGATAGCTACTTGAACCATCTGAATGGAACCCAGCGCCTCCGCTTGTAAAAGCAAAACCTTGAGTTGAACCAAAACCTGTCGATGCGTTCATGTATCCGCCGGTTATAGCGACGGAGCTTGAATTTTGCGTAGCCATCGTCCCAAGGCCAAGATTGCTTCTTGCGCCGGAGGCTGCTGTCGCTCCCGTTCCGCCACTGGAAACCCCTAGAGTCCCAGACAGAGTAACTGCGCCTGCAGTGCCCACAGACGGGGTAGACCGCCGGCGGTGTTGCCAATCAGAAGCTGACCATTGGTATATGTGGATGCGCCCGTGCCGCCGTTGGCTACGGAAACAGGCGTGGCGAGGGCTACCGTGGTGCCCGTAACCGTGATGCCAGTTCCAGCCGTCAGCGGCGAGTTGTCGGCAAGATAAACGCCTTCTGAACCCGCATCGCTGCTCAACCAGATAAAGGTGTTAGCGTTCTGAGCGGCCTCTACAAACTCAACAGCGCCAGCCGCCGCGCTCTTCAAATTAATCGTGAAAGGTCCGCTGGTAGAGTTATCTACGACAAAAATACCAGCAATATTGGCTGGGAAAAAAACATTGATGGTTTTTGCCGTGGTCGCCGTTCCGGTCAACTTAATGCGGATGTTTTGGCACTGCGTTGCCGTAAGCGTGATGTCAGAGCTGCCCGAAGTTAGAGCCGCAGGCGAATAAGTTCCGCCAAAAGCCGTGTCGATCAAATCCCAGTTAGCGTTGATGGGATTGGTCCAGCCGGTCGGATCGGTGTCGTACTGTTGATAAGTAGGCTTCTCGATGCCCTTGTTCGTCGTGGTAGCCATTTTGACACCCTTTAGATGGCGCGGTTAGCGACTTCAAGCGCCTTCGCTATGTGATTATCCGGAGCATTTAACAACGGTTCGGTCGTCTTGTTAAAGCTCTTCTTAGCCCGGTCAGCAGCCCGGACCAGCGCGTCAGCCTCAACATCGACGCCTACACGACCGCCGGTGGCGCGACCTGCGCGACCGCCAAACGCGCGCTCGCCTTCAGCTTGCCGGTCTTGAGCTGCCGTGATTGCAGTAGTCAACGAAGTGCTAAGTTTTCCAAGAACCTGATTAGTCGCTGGCGATGCTTGGATAAGTTTAGCCAGCTTCTGAATATCCTCCGGTTTCTGAGACGTTGCCAAAGGAATAATATTAGTCGCAATTCTGCGCTCAATAGCATTGAGCCCAACTTTTCCTGCTGCACTAGCTACAGCAGCGCCGATCAACTTCGCAATTTGCTCTGGCGAGGACCCCATTTGGTTGCCAAAAACAAACATATCAGTAGCGGCGGCGAGGCCAGCGCCTTTTAAAGAGGCTTCTTTCACGCCCTGTGGTTGTTGAACAAAACCAAGTTGCTTAGCTTTAGAAATCAAATTCTCGGAGGCGACAGCGGCGTTTATTTGATAATACCTTTCAGGGCCAAGAACCATCAGCGCCCGGTCCCGAAAGGCTGGTTTTGTAAACCTTTCCGCCAAAGAACCTATGTTTCCTTCACGCGCGATTTCGGTAATCCGGCTGGCGAACCCTTCTCTAAAAAGTTCTTTTTGAGCGTCGCTCATGGAGTTGAAGGCGTTAGTTGCGTCCTGCCGCCTAAACATATCCATTCTGTCAAAGAACTTAGCACCGGCCTCTGGGGCGTCTCGCGCACCAAACGTCTCCGCCGCGACACCGCGCGCATTTTTGTAACCCGGAATTTCATCCAAAGTTCTCAATAGTTCATTTCTAGCCGAAATAGCCTGAGCCGCCGCCTGCGGGTCAGGGTTAATTTTGTTTTCGGCTCTGGTGATATAACCATCAAGTTCGCGCTTAACCTGATCCCAATAAGACAAATTACCCGGCTGAAGACGCCCGCCAGTGCCCGGACGCATGATCTCTTCGCCAAACTCGTCAAATTGACCAGTTCCCTGCGGCGGCGTTCCGCCTACCCGTTGAGGAGGCCGCATTTCATATTCAGGCATGTTTTGCGCCCGAATTTCGGCGTCTTTCATAGCTTGCTTAAAAATCGGCACTGGACGGCCAAAAACATCATCGACGTTTTGAGCTATGCGATTGCCGCTTTGCTGCGCTCTTTGAACGATAAATTCGTTATAGTCGCCAGCCATCCGCTCTAAAGTGGGAGTTTTAGTCGTCAATGTGCTTAAACGTTTAAGCGTTTCGGGGCTTGCCAAATCTGTAATAGTAACCGGAACGCCTCGCGCCACAGCTTCATTGAACTGCTCGACATTCATAGAACCGGAGCCGCGTCGGATGTCTTGAGCAATCATTGCCGCAAGTTCACGTTCAGCGGCCCCGCCGGGAGCTACGGCTGTTTTGACAAGACCCGTAATCTTAGAAGCAAGAGAATGCCCGCCTGCTGCCAAACCAGCTCCGCCAAGCGAATACAAAACAGTTCTAAAAGTATTATCTTCGGGGTCCGTAGCGGAAATTTCAGCAAGGCCGGTACCAGCGCCAGCTCCAGCGCCTGTTACCATGCGACCAGCAGCGCCACGAAGACCGCCGGGAATGCCTTGCATGGCATACTCAGCAGCCGTACTGGCGACTTTACCGGGACCAGTTTGAGGTTCATAGGTCGTAAACGGAAGAGAGCGCGCTTCCGCACTTTGCTTAAAATCTTCGGTCACACCTTTATAGGTTGGAAGCCCACTAAAAGGGGCAACACGACCCGCCTGCTGCTCAGGGGTCAGCCCAGTGAACAGTGGTTGGGCGGAACTCTCCCTATATTCAGCCGGAGAAATGACATCCAGTTTTTCTTGACCTGCAAGATACCCTTGCCGACCAAGTTCAATAAGGTCTTTTCCAAATGATTCAAGCGACCCTACGCCACCCTTCATGGTGCCGACGAAACCACGCGCCGCCCCGGAGGGAATAGATTTTGCAACATCTATAGCGGTTTCCTTCACCGTTGGAGGCGGTGGGAGGTCTTTCGCTACCATACCAAGTCTGTCGGCCAATGCCTCCCTAGCCTGCTCTTCTGTCGGCTGCGACAGCATAGGGCTAGAAAAAAAAGGGTTAGAGAGGAGAGGATTTTCTTCTTCCATTATGTGCCCCGTCCAAAGTAGCGGCCCATTCCATCAACGCCGAATTTTTGTTTGAACGCTTGGTCAATTTGGCTAGGCGTGTAGGCACCCGACCGGAACTCATCAAGCAGTTTAGGATCGCGCAGGATCAACTGCTGAAGCACATTTATTTCCTTCGTGTACTTTGTTTCTGGATTATCGGCATTAAACCGGCTTCCAGCCCGAGACAAGAATCCGTTAGACGTTGCGAGGTACTTATCTTTATGGATAGCGCGATCCAAAGCCATCTGGTTTTGAACCATTAGGTCTGCCGCCAAGAGAGAGAATGCGCGCGGTGACATATTTGGGTTAGCGATAGCTCCGCCAAGTCTCTCCAAAGCGGCAAAACTCTCTTGATTGCCACCAGCAGCCTTTGCCGCAGCAAGCAGAGTTTCAATCTTTTTGTTCACATCTCTAACTGTGTCAGCAGAGCCGATTTCAGGCCCCTTGAATGCGCGAGAAATGGTATTGAACGCGTTAGTTAGCTCTGCACGCCCATTAAACCCAAATCCCGGAACATCAAGACCTTTTCCTTTGGCAGCTTTGCTTAGGTTGAGAGCAAGCTCAGACAAATAACGCTGTGCTTCACGCGCTCCGTTTGCGCCGGTATCAGTTACGGCATTGTACCGCTGCGTTGTCGCTCTAGCCGTTTCGGCAGCAACACCGCCGCTTATCCCCAGCCTTCTTTCTTTTTCAGCTTCTTTAGCCGTTTCGTCAGAAAAACTGAGTCCGGGAAGCGCAGACGTAGCAGGCTTAGGTTTTGCCACGCTACCCTCGTCAGTTCGAGCGCCCGGCTCTCCGGCTTGAGGTTTTACGCCGGGACCGCCCTCTCCCGGCGCTGCCGAAGAAGCTCCGGGCTCCGAAGGCGATTT